CCTGATCGCCGATAAGGAAAGCCGTCGGCTTGAAAACTTTAGTGTCAATACCGTGAGGAATATAAATAGATTCCAAACCGATTTTTTGTAATTGGTCCTGCCCAAACTTAGACATCGCCAGCGGGGTCACGTTAGGCTTGGCAAGCCATCGAGCGACCTCGGCAGGACACGGAGCATGATCGACAGGAACCCATGACGCGATAGGCCAATTATCCCATTGGGCTCCCTTGAAAACCCACACATCATAAAGGGTGATGAGAAGTGGGTTGTCTGACTGGGAGCGTTGAAAATGTTCTTGCATTTGCGCTGGCACTACATCGTTGGAATATTGTTCGGTGCCGCGTGGCCACACGCGCATCCCATTCCATTCTGAAGCGGCACCCTCTAAACCATAGTTAGCGAAAATGCCGACGTCATGGCCAGCAGCTGACAGTCGAGAAGTTACTTGTGCAGTTTGCACACCGTAACCGGTCGCAGCCCAGGGCGCGTTGGATACCCATCCGATGGCGAGAGGATCCGCCACAGTTTTTGTGTGAGTCGCGGGTGCGGTGTTGCGGCGATTCTTTCGAGAAGTTTTGTTTCCTTGAGTCATTTTGTTTTCCCTTGCGCAGTAGGGGTGTGTGCGGTGTTGCGGGTCTCGGCGAACCTGCGCGTGCACCGAGACCCGCAACGATTAATTTGTTCCGCTAACTAGGAAGCGGCACCACGGAAGAACTTAACATGCGACGACTGCAAAAGGTTTCCGTCGAGACGGATGAGGCAGCGAAGCGTGATGAGATCATTCGCGAAAGCGTAATCATCCGAACGAGCGACCTGAATACCGCCAACAGTCCGCGTCATGAACGACGGGAAGTGACCGGCGATAACAGACTTAGCAGAGGTGCCGGTTGACGCCATCTGTGGATTCTCAATCAGCGGATACCCGATGAGGCGATCAGGGGTGGTCGCGTCAAGGGTAGGCGTGAACAGGTACTCGCCTGAGGTGCTGGCCTTCAGCTTGCGAACGGCACCAATCGAGGCACCGTTCATCATGATTCCGAAACCGGGCAAACGACGCGCGGCGCCGTCAACACTGTAAACGAGATCGATGAGGTTGTCGCCAGTGAACGCACCCGTGACAGCGGTGCTGCCGGTGATACCGGAGCCAGCCGCGGTAACGATACCGGTAGGCTGAACCGTTCCGGTACCTGTGGTGAGAACGCTGTTGACCGCGAAGCCGATTGCGTTGCCTGCCTGCTGTGCAATGAATCCGAGAATGTCGACGGACGAATCCTGAGCCATCTCGGAAGAAATCTGCGTAAGGAACGCATACTTGTAAGCAGACAAAGTGACCTTGCCGAAACCGGGATCACTTTCATCAATCGTTGCGGCTTCACCTTCGAACACGGCAGTCGACCACGTCGACAGTGTCGGGATGACGTAGTTTTCACCCGAGGTCGTGTTCATGACCGTGACAACGTTCGGATCAAGCATTGGCCCAACTAGGCGTGCCTGATCGAAAACGGTGTTAGCAAACGTCTGAGGAACGGGAGCGTTCGTTGACGATGTGAGAACGTCGCGGCGTTCGAACGTGGTGCCACGAATTTCGCCACGGAGAAGCTGGCGGAGAATGTCAGCATCGGAAGCCGCGGGTGCGGCGACAGTTGCGGACGGGCGAACGGCAGACTCCCGGCCTTCCATTGCCTTAGCAATGTCAGACTCACGAAGTTCAGCAGCCTGAACATCCTTGATAAACTGTGCGCGCTGATCGAGATCAGCGTTAATGCGATCGTACTTTTCGCGCTCCTCGCCGGTTAGGTCCCGGTTCTCGGCAGCCGCGGTGTCGAGCATTGCACGGGCCTCGGCCCAGGCATGCTGGCGTGCATCAATCTGCTTTGAAATAAAGTCAGACATGTGTTACCTCCAAAAGAAATGTTTGTGTGAGTGCGCAGGATTTATGCGTTTGCCGCGGCTCCGCAACAAACAAATTCTAGTGCGGCTCCGCACCAGAAAAACTAGATTGACTTATATGTCAAATCGATCATGTCTTTCAACACAGCGAGTTTCACTTTGACATCAAAGTCGGTGACCAATTCTTGCACAGGTTCCGCGTCTGGGGACAACGTTTCGACAACACTGGCCAACAATGTTGCCTGATCACGGGTGAGGGTATCGCCGGACTCAAGCGCGTCAAGAGCTGACGACAGTACGGAGGCGTCGGTTCCGATACGGTCCGCGAGCACATCGAGGCTTCGAACGGATGCGGAAGTTTTCGCGTACGCCGGGAATGCGACCACACTAACCTCGTGCAATCGGACCTCGATAAGTTCACGGGTCATGCCATCGGCTGACCACACGTCACCATTACGCGGCACACTAAACCCGAAACTCATTGAGTCGACCACGCGGGCCCGCAAAAGTTCGGACACGTCACGGCCAAGACTCGTTTGGGGCAAATCGGCTTCCACCATGAGACCTCGGGTGTCCTCATAAAGTCTCATCGTTTTTGATCGAGTGGAGGCGAGCGGCTGGGATGTGTCGTGACTCCACAACATCATCACGTTGTTTCGCGACTTTAAGGATTTGGCGAATGCGCCAGCCCTAATCGTTTCGAGGAATGGGAGGGGTTCTGAGGGTGAGTCGAATACTGCAGCGTAACCGGCGAAACTCATACCATCGCCGCTCTCGCGAATATCAAAATCATTGATAGTAACGCGGCGGGTTTCTATTTTGTTTGTCATGTGTCTACCGTTCTCCTCGACATTCATTACCTGAGTTTCTGCCCAATCCATGGCGCGGCGGGATTCTTGCACTGGCCATCCGCCCCACAGGGCGTGGGCCACCATTCCCGCCGTCGGGGGGTCAGTGTTGCGGTCGGTCCCGGCGAGGTCGGTCATGTGTCGCGCGAACCATGGGCCCATGCGTGCGGCCTTGTCTTCACTAATAATGCCGCGTGACATTTGCCGCGCTTCACTAATTGTTTTATCCGTGACACCATCGCCGGCGAATCCTTGATTAAGCCAGTCAAGTCCACGGCGCGCGTTGTCTCGCAAAAATTGTGGCACGTCAATTGCACGCGCTTCCGGCATCACATAAGTTTCTTCACCGTCGCCACCGTTTTCGTCCGGCTGCCATGCGTTGCAATAGTAGGCGCCGTCGACGTAATCATCCCAGCGTTCACACCATGCTTTGTCGCCTTGCACATTTGACTCATCATAAAAATAACAGTTCCCGCAAGCGCGGCCCTCGGGGACGTCGGGAGATAGGGCTGGCCTGTAGTTCTCGGGTAGGGCACGCACGGAGTTTGTTGACTCGGAATATTTGGGATGGCTTTTATTTAGCAAGTCATTGTCTCCAATGTATTTAGAGTTTTCCGGTGCACCGGTCCGGGCCAGAAACAGGAACGCATTAACGCGGGCCATAGCCCATTGAGCGCGACCGATACCGGGGCGGTGACTACTCGAGTACGCGCCAGCACCGCGACGGTACACGGCTTTCAGGGCGCCTACCGTGACGCGAGTCCACGAGGGTCGGTCCCGTTCAGCCATCGCATCGTTGTGATCTTTGGTCTTGTTTTCTAGCGCGGTCACGGTCGCAGCTGACAACACGATGCCGCCAGACTTACCGCCAGCCGAACCGGACGGATTAGTTTCACTGCCGGTCAATTGATCACTAGGCGGCGCGGGTGCATCAGCGCGTTGGCCACCGGGCTCGACACCCTCCGCGAGACTAATCGCCACCATGTGATCGATTGCGTCCTGTTTATTCGTGTGGCATCCGATGATGTCGCCGTTCTCTTTAAGCAAAGCCCAACCCGAACAACCCACAACACCCGTGTCAATAAAATATGGCATCAGTCGTTCGCAATTCTTAACACGGAAGCGGTGACACCATCCGGATCACCACAGGCCCATAACGCGATACCGGCAGGAAGCGTCAGTTGCACAAATTGTCCTACGTGCAATTCTAGGCCGGACGCACTGCCGACGCTCGAGGTCCCCAAATAGACGTGATGGTTGGCGCGCCTGTCATCGTTGTGAACGATCACTGACACGGACTCATTATCCGGTGCACAAATCTGAGTGCCCGCCGTGCCTAATGCAAATTTTGCCGTTGTCATTCCCATGACTACACCGGGTAAGCGGCTTGAGGATCAGCCGGATCGATAACGGAGATCGGTTGCAGCTGTGCCGACGGCAAACCGGTATGGCCAATGTCAGGCAAACCGAGAGCGGTCAAAACTTCCGCCGGATTAAAACCGGTCAACACGAGACGTTGAGCCATCAGGGTACGGCGATCCAACTCGACTAGGTCCGCCGCCGTCAGACTCACGTTAGCCAACGGCACCCGAACAACGTCACCGCCGTCAACAGAAACCATGTCTTCCAAACGGCGCACATCATTCACCGACATAAACCCTGACTGCAAACCGGTGGAATAAGCGGAGAACCTTGTTTGAGTATCGCCACGCAACAAACTGTCAAGATTGAATTTAATGAACGCTGTCGACGGCAGTAGTTTCCCGTACGCGGCCTCGAGCCTGTTCACAATCGGCACAACTGAGAACCGCACCCATTGGATAGCGTTTTGTTCCACGGAGGCGTAGGACATGGCGCCGGGTGTGGTGACCCCGATCATGTGGGGAGGTACACGAAACGCGCGGCACACGTCCTCGACAGCGAACGCACGCGCCGCCAAAAGTTGAGACTGCTCCGGGTCAATACCTATTTTGTTTATTTTGGCGCCGCCACCGAGAACACCCGGACGGTGAGCCTTACGGATACCGCGGTGATGTTCTTCCCAACCGTCGACAAGTTCCCGCGCTTGCTCACGGGTCAAGTTACCCGGCGACTCGATAACAACATCGGTGATCGATCCCGAACCGAAAAAGCGTGAACTAAATTCCTCGAGGGCTTTCGCAAGCCCGAGAGATTCTTTCAACGAATCGACGCGGGACACGCCACGCAAATGCCCTGGCTTACGCATTTCAGTAATGTGCAGAATATCCGTCGACGATAGAACCATTCTGTGGTCATATACGTATTCGATTTGTCGCAGCTCGTTACGGCGAATTTCTACACGTGACGGATCGAGAGGAGTTAGCGCGACCACGTCACCGTTACCGCCGCGCGAGATCAGGACGAAAGCGTTGCCATCGAGCATGAGAGAAACCAGAACCTGAACTAAATGGTCCTGACGTGACACATCAATGTCGGGTTGATCAAGCCACAACGGTCGAGGGTTATAGGTGAGCCGCTCATTGTTGTCGGTGTAGAAAGCACCCATCGGTAACGTCGACACGGTATCTACATAGATACGCACGCACGCATAAACGGCAGAAAGTTTTAGCGCCTCATCCTGAGACATGGGCGTGCCGGCAAGGGTCGTGCCGGAAGAAAAGTCGAGACCCGCACCCCAAACACTTTGATATGACAGGGCACGCGATTCGCCACCGGCACCAAACAATTTGCCTAGCATTATTCACGCTCCAATGCCACACCAAAAAGGACACAACACAAACCGAAAATGACACACCCCAGCCAAGGCGTCACTAAGAAACCGCCAACGCTAAGCGAACACGCGCCGAGAATTTGCAAACCTAAAGACAACTGACGGCGCATAAGAACCTTCCCATAAGCATACGATGATGCAATTTATACGGCAAAAAAACTGGCAACCTTTTCCGCCATCGGTTCCTCACGTCGAAACGTAGCCCGATCGAAAGCAATAACGGCAGAAACGGCGGAGTCAATTTTTCTTGGACTGCCCCTGTGTTCTTTCACAATACGCGGCCCAAGCCTGTCGACTTTAGTAGCACAGTTATCGAGGTGCCGTGTCAGCACCGGGTTACCGTCATGCGCAATTTGTTTCGACATCACCGCATCATAAAACTTTGCACACGCCGACACCATGCGCGACGGTGACGTCGACGGATATTCGACAATGGGAACACCGTCCGCCGCCAGCGCATCCATAGAACGTTGCCAACGGAACGGATCGAACGCAACCTCGAGCACGTTGTATTCACCGCACGTGCGCATAATTTTTTCTTCGACCTCGCTAATGTCGACGCGCCAATCATCACGATCCGTGGGCACTTTCTCCCACACGTCAACAATCCAGACTCGAGGACAATCCTCGACAGTAGCCGCGACAATGGCAGTGCAGTCGCCAGAAAAAGAACCGTCAACACCGAGAACGATAGAAACGTTTTCTCCCGGTGCTGGCACTGCACAAGTTTCGAGTGCGGCCCATGCCCCGTTAGGAAGCCAGGACTGTTGAGACGAGACAAAATTGTTTAGGCGTTTGGTACGCCATTCATTTTCTGGAGTCCGTTTAACAGCTGCTTCGAAATCTTCGGGGTCCTGTAAATCACCGTAGGCAGGGTTCGCAGTTTTCCACACATTCGGGTCGCGGTGGTCGGCTGCCGAGTCGGCCTGCCACCATGCGGCAAAAAATGATGGGTCATCAATTTCGCCACTGGCCACACTTTTCGCATACTGATAAAGCGTGTACGCGACGGAGTCTTGCCCTGTCTGATCGGTCCTGACACCGGCAGTAGTGATCGCTAACGTGAGCGCGTCATATCGTGCCGCTTGCGCTAGGGCCATAACGTCCCATAGTTCACGGTTCGGCGCCGCGTGCAGCTCATCGTAGATTACGAGTGTTGGGCTTAGTCCTTCTTTTGTGAATGCTTCGGAAGACAGGCAGCGGTAAACGGAACCTCGACTCGGGACCTCGAGCGCATCCCGGTACGGTTTCACGACGGCAGAAAGTTCCGAAGATAATTCGACCATTGCCTTTGCGGAACCGAAAACGATCCGGGCTTGATCGCGGTCAGCTGCACATGAATAAACTTCCGCGCCTCGAGGGCCGAGAAGTAAACCGTGCAATGCGATACCGGAACCGAGAGCCGACTTCCCTGACTTACGTGGCAATCCGATGAGAGCCGTTTTGTGTTTAAGTCTTCCGTCGGCACGCCTAGCAAACAAACTATTCAATAGTTGTTTCTGCCATGGCCGTAACGCGAGAGGTTCGCCAGCGCGACCACCGACAGAATCCTTCACTTGCATACACAGGGCCTCGATAAACGTTGCCACATCCGGGCCTTCAGAACGTTTCAATTCCTGGGCATTGACGGGGGTGACAATGGCCGGTGGCCATCCTTTAATTTTTGGTGCCATCGCAGTTGGCTCCCGACTTCCGAAACTTATTTGTTGTCGCGTTTAGTTTGCATTTTCTCCAAAACTGATTGTGCCTTAACTTCCGCGAGACCGAGACGTGAACGCGCCGCCGGATCGAAACCCAACATCGAAAGCCATTCACTAATTTCCTTATTGATGTCACGTAACTGTTTACGCGACTCACTCGAGGCTTCAGCGTGAGCAAGTAGGCGGGCCCGTTCCTCGAGCGACTCCCTCAACATCGATAGGCGAATCGAATCCGTGATCGCAAGCCACGACGCGCCAGCATCCATGATGTGCCGAAACACGTCGGCAGCTTCCAACTCGTATGGTGAAAGGTCGACAGGAGAAACGGCGGCTAACCCAGCGCGAGCACCGTGGCGTACTGGCTGAAATGTCCCCGTGCGTCGGTGCTGTTCGACGGGCTTGGGAGGGCGACCGACTGGCAAAGCGACTCCAATGATTCGGCAACGTGCGGAAGATTAGTGAGCATAGTTGAGTAACCGCGGACACGCTTCCCCGTGACTGTCATGTATCTGCCAGTGCCGTAAATTTCGACGCCACCATCCGCATACTCCCAACGGCGACCGAGAGTGACAGAACCGAAACCCCAAACGTGGAGACCCTTACCGGACGGAGAAACTTCTACATAAGTATCGGGCATTAGCAAAAGAATTTTTTTTGCCCAAGGCTTAATTCGTCCCGCGTCATTGATCGCGTTGTCGAGGTCGACGCAAATTACTCCGTCGCCGTTGAGTGCGAACCCGAGACCGACGCCAGCGCGGGACGCGGCAGCGTCATCGAACGTTGACCACGTGAGCGGGTTAGTACTCGAGGCGGTGCCGGTGCCGTCGGAACGTAGCGGAACTTTATTTGCGGAGTGGCGTAGCCACCGGTCGCGGTCGCGTAGCTCGTGGGGGATGCGGTCGCGGTCGCGGGAGGCGTAAACGCGGCAAGTGTCGGAGCAGTAGCGGGCGTCGGACCTCGAGGGATCGAACGACTGATGACAACGGCGGCAGCGCATAAGCCAAGTGTAGCACGAAACTGTTACGGGTCGGCATCGGGTCGGAACAAAATCAGCCACGCTGAACGCCTCAAAAACACGAGGCCAGGACTCGACACCCCAAGGAAAACGATCGCAGCTTGACAACCCCGCTGTGGCCCGCATAATGCAAATGTGACGACACCCCGCCGCCATTTCGCACGAGAATATGCAAGGCTAACCCGGGGTGTTCGCGCCGGTCGGCCTTTCTAAGTTTTGACCCCCCTCCGGGTGTTGACCGGGGGGAGGGTTGCCGGTCACCCTCGAGGGTTTGCCTGTGGGTGTGTGCGGCGGATGTTGCACGACCGGTGAGCGGCAGCTAGGTCACTGTCGGGGTCTCCGGGTGTGACGTGGTCGGCTTGCCATGGGTCGCCTTCGATGGCTCCGAGTCCGCATATCCAACAATTCGTGGCGGTTTCGCGGACCTTTTTTGCTCGAGTTCTGTAGGTGCCTCGGTAGTGGAGTCGGGCCTTGTTGCGTGCGGATTGTTTAAGTGATTCGCACTTGTGGCATCGGCTCGTGTTTGTTGTGAGCTGTTGACAGTCGAGGCAGGGTCGAGGAATCACGTCAGAGTGTGTCGTCGATTGGGTCAGTGAGGTGCTCATGTATGGCGGCGGCCATCGCTGGGATGTATTGGTGCACGGCTCCCGCGCATGGGTGTGATGTTGCGTCGTTCATTATTTCTATAAGTTTTTGTGTGGTGATGACCATGGGTGCACCCCTCGTTAGGCATGGGAACGCCCGCGCGGATAGGGGACGCGCGGGCGTTCGGGCATGGGTAGCCGCTCACAAGTGTGGACTCATTTTATTTGTTTGTCAATTGTTGGCGCCGATGATGAGTCCGAGTCGTTTGAGTTCGAGTTCGCCCCATGTTTCTCCGCACGTGTTGCAGCTGACGGATAAGCCATTGTTGGGGTTTTGGAATAGTTTGCCGTCGCATGTTTGTGTGTCGGTGGTGATGGGGCAGTTCCCTACGGGTTTGGGTGAGTTGTCGCCGATAGCGTTGGCTAATGCGTTGCGGACAATTAGGAGTTCGGCGAGAAAGTCTTTGACCCATTCTTGTTGAGTTATCCACTCGAGGTGTGTGTTTATTAGTTGGATGTCGTCGCCGAGGTTTGGTGTTGTGGGTGTGGTGATGTTTCTGTCTTCGCGGATTATGCCGCACCAGTCTTCAATAATTCTGGCAACGGGTACGGGATCGCCTGGGTGTTTATATGTGGTGCGTCGGTCGAGTATTGAGAGGATGTCGAGTCGGACGGGTGCGGGTGGGTCGATTCGTTTGCCGTGGATTTGTTTGCCGTCGTCTTGTGCTGTTCCGGGTTCGTAAAAGTATTTGAGGAGTTTGTGGGCTTCGGTGATGTAGTGCGTTAGTGTGTCGAGTTTTTGGTGGTGGTGTTTGCACAGGAGGTTGTGGGTTGCCGCTGCCGGTTTGTGGTGGTGGCATACGCACGTCATTTTTGTCATGGTGTGCCCTTTCAGTAGGGGCAGTGGTCGGGTTGGGTGTAGGTGGGTGGGGGTGGGGCTGGGGGCAGGGTTTGTCCGCATATGTGTTCGGGGTGGGTGTCGAGCTGTGAGGCTTTGTGAATTATTGCCTTGGGTCGCCGTTTATTGATTTTGCCTTTGTGGTCGATGGTGTAGGTGGTGATTCCGATTATGACGCACGCGAGTTCGGTTTGGTGTGTGATGCGGGTGGCGTCGAGTCTGACGGTGTACGCGCCGGGTGGTGTTGTCCATCCTTGGATTGTGGGGTTGCCGCATTGTGGGCATGGTGTTGTTTTCATGTTTTGCCGTTGCCGGATTGCCGGATCCCTATATAGGGGGAATCCGGCAGCAATAATCGAATGGGGTAGGCGGCATCCGGCAGCATCCGGCAGCCTTTATGTAACCGCAGGTCAGGGGCGGTTTTTGTTGCCGGATTGTGGAAACGGCAGGATCCGGCAATCCGGCAATCACTCATTTACGGCCTGCCAGAATTGATCGATTGCCGGATTGGGTTTTGTGGCTTGCAGTGCAATGCTCGGGTGATGGCTTCTTGCATATAGGGGCTGCGTTCTGCCCAACGCATTTGATCCTGTGGGGCTAATTTGAGCCAGTGCGTGACGGCGGCATTATCGTTGGGCAGTAGGGAAGCGCGGGCGGCATCGTGTCGGCTTAAGGGAAACACCCATCGGTCTTTAGGTTCCTGGGGTTTGCCTTTTTGCCAAGCTCCTCCGCCTGTGGGGGGCCTGCGTAAACGGTGCCATGTCGGAGCCCATATCCAATTGCACGCCCTGTAGAGACTTCCGGTGTGTCCTGCCGATGGGTCGGAATATGAAATTAACGTTTGGGCTCCGAGAGTTCGTAAATGAGGAAGCGATGCTTTATGATTTATGCTTCCCGCATTGGGCCCGGCCTCCGGGGTAAGGCACCATCGAGACAGTTCGAGCCAACTCCCATTGTTGGGGAGCATTCTTGATGTTGGG